TCGCTCATCCAGCCACAAGTCTCTGTCAGCTTGGACAGACACCCAGCCGAGGAGAACTCGGTCCTGCGGGTTGCGCTTGAATCTCATCCACGCCCCCAGCGGCACCTCATCCGCAGTCCACGGGCGGTAAGTCGGATCAGGAATCACACAGTATTCTTTCTGTTCCCAGTTCCATGTAGGAACATACAGAATGTGTAACAGAGGTTCTGTTGACCTTATTGGACGAATCCCGATCCTCTTTCCGTTTGCATAGGCAATCATCACGTTTGCCGCTTTCAACACTTCTTCTTTGGTCATTTGTTCTCCTTTGCTTTGGCCCACAGCTCAGCAGATTGATGATCCGCATACGGCTCCATCATGTCTCCTGCCGCTATGAGCATTTTGATTCTGTTGTTTGCTTTGGTTAGTTCACTATTCAGTTTTGTGACAACATGATGCGTGTGCTTCATGTTGATTTCGTTTTCTAATTCAACGATGCGCTTTCGAGCTTCAAGAAGTTCTTTGCTCACGGCTTGGCCTCCTTCCTCTGTAGGTATTCACTGACCGCTTCGTCGGCCACAAATTGGAGCTTGTAGCCCTTTCGCTTCGCGTATTCTTTCAGTCTGCGATGTGTTTCGGCGCTGACGATGAATACTTTCTCGGTTGGTTTTTTAGCCTTGGTGATCACTTCAAGCCCTCCGAGATCATGGCGTGCTCCAGGATCAGCACAGCGTCCGCTGTCTTCAGCGTGATCGTCTGCCTGGGCTGTCGCTGCTGAGCGATCTGCTTGAGGTGGCTCTTCCAGCGTGCCCCATGGGTCGCCTTGTTACCGACGCCCAGTGTCTTCTGCCAGCGCTGCGGCGCCACCTCGATGCATCGGGTGCGACTGGCTGCAATCAGTCCATGCAGGAATCCGACATTGTAGCCAAAGTTGAACATCGAAGAGCCCGGGGCACCCTTGCCGCCCACATAGCCGCCGACCTTCTCGATGTAGCAGACATCCGAGATGGCCAGCCTGTCGCTTACCAGGATGCTGATGTCCTGGTCGGTGGTGGGCATACTGTTGAGGATAATCCCCGAGGGCCCGAGGTAGGCCAGGCCGCCTAAGGCACCCGGATCAATTGCGAGTATGCGGGTCACTTGGAGGCCTTTCTGAGCCAGGACAGGATCGCCTTGTCGGCAATGGCCTGTAGCTTGGAGCCGGTCTGCAGGCAGTAGTCCCGCAGTAGCTTGTGTGTGGTGGGTGTCACGTTGATGGTTTTGGGCTTGGTCATTTGAGATTGCGTTGCACGCGGCGCCAGTATGCAACCGTCGCCTGCTTCCGGTCCCCGGTGGGACCGCCATTCCAGATCCGGGCCTGCTGTTCTAGGGTCTTGCCCTTGCCGTAGTGCTTCAGGTAGGCCTCGCACACTGCCCGGGCTGCCACGCGGTTGGTCATCTCAGAGTGCCGGTAGTTGCTCCCGGTGATCCGGTTCACATCCAGAACCACCCCGCGGTGGATCTGTAGGGGGCCTAGGGCGCGTCCGTTGTCGCCGATGGCCATATCGTTGCCGGAGGATTCTACGATCATCAGAGCGGTAATCAGGTTGTTCAGGTTCATTGCTATGGTTTGCTGTGGGTTTGCTATGTTGCGCGTTGGCCAGTCGCGCCCCTGGTTGGATGGTATTCGCCCCATCCGGGCGTAAGGTGGTCAGTTCCAGTCGGGGTGTGTGCTTGTCACAAGGGCCACTCGATGCCAGCCGCGGCAGAGGGCGATGTGGCCGCCACCGATGTGAACGTAGGCGGCCTTAACCACATCACGAAGGACAGAGGCGGCCTCTTTGCGGGTCAGGTTGTTGCCGGCCAAGCGAAGAGCAGCGATTGCTTTGTTTTCTTCGATGGTGGGCACGTTCTCGAACTTGATGGTGATGTTGCTCATGTTTTGCTTTGGTTTGCTGTTGTTGCTTTCGACGTGATTAAGATGGCCTATGCGCCGCATTCCGTCTACAGAGAAAACTGTTTTTCTGTAGATTTTGAAGAAAACCCAATGTTTATGCGGGTGAAACAGGGGTTAAACTCCTTTGAGATCCACCAGACTCAAGGTCAGGTACTTCTGGTCGTTGGTCGTGGCGTCGAAGTAACTGGCGATCACCTGGGTCTCTCGTTCCGAGTAGGAACGGTAGGGCTTCACCCGGGTGGCCAGGACCGCCGGGAACTCGGTGGGCTGGCCGTTCTCAGTCTGCCAGTTGCCCGAGGTGAATCCGAACCGCCGGCACCAGGTCTGCAGGTTCTGGGGCGGCACAAACCAGTAATCGGTGCCGAAACTGTCCTGGCCTTGGAAGCATTGGACGCCGTAGCCAGTCAGAAGATCGTAGCCGGCTTGGTCGGTGTACCAAGCGTCCTCGTCAAAGTCAGGCTCGTAGCCGGTGCCAAAGAAGCTGGGTAGCCCAGGGGCCTTATCCATGGTGCAGAGGCAGTCGGAGCGGGTCCACGAATCAAGGCGCCATTGCAGCAGGTTCCAGAGCCAGGCGCTCTTGGGGATCTTGTGGAAGAATGGGCCTGTGCCGGGGCCGCCGTTAAGGGTCAGCAGAGGGCGGTAGGGAATATCGAACACATCGTCGATGTGTCCTCCATTGTCGAACTTGATCGAGGTCAGCCTGTCCTGGTAGGTGGCCACCGTGTTCGAGGTCTGCAGCGGCACCGTCGATGCAAAACGAGATCCCTCTCGATCTTTGAAGATGTCGTCGATCCCTGCCTGGAATAGACCAGTCGGGCCTTGTGCGAACTTCGGTGTCTTGTTTGGGCTGCCTGGGATCCGCACCGAGGCATCGACGCCGTTGGGGCCGCCCCATTTGTTTACCCAGAAGTCGGCCTCGAATCCAGCGGTCGCAAGCTGGTCAGGGTCACCGAACTGGGCTCTCATGAGCTCGTTGTCGTAGTTGCCAGAGGAAAATCCCCAAGGGCCTCCTGGAGGGATGAAGGCAGCGTTGATTGATCCCTGGTAAAACAGGCTGGAGGTCGCCACATTGTTGCCGATCTTGGTCGGGAACAGGTAGAACCATTGGCCGCTGACATTGTTGACCCGGGAAGGACCGATCAGCACCGTCTTGTCGCTTGAGGAAAAGTAGAAGTTCTGCCAGGCGCCCACACCGAAACCAGGCTCATGGTTCCTGACGTAGAGCTCACCTGAGGTGGCATAGGCCTCGTAGTCGATCAGAAGGTTTCCGTCGATGCCAATCGGGTTTCCGACGCTGCAGACCAGGCCTTGAGGTGTCAGCCTGAGTAGGCCGACCCGGTCCTCGGTGATGTCGTGGACATCATCGTAATTGTTCAGGAAGCCCTCTTCAACAGCCAGCCGGCGCCGAACGTCGATGGCCTTGTCGAAGATCGTGGCCTCGTTACCGGCAGACCAGAATCCCTGAGGGTAAACCGTCGAGATGGTAAGCGGTGTGGTGCTGATCTGCCACCTGGGCGCCGTTGAATCGCAGAAGATGTTGCAATCGACCGGGCTGATCTCGATCAGGCCGCGGTCGCTGGTTAGCTCGATGCTGTTGGCATTCTGCACCACGGTGATGCCAAGGCCTTCGAGGCGCTGCACCAGGCTTCCAACACCCGGGAAGTTGACCAGTCTTTCCTCGGAGACCTCGCCGCTGGACCCGAAATAATAGCGCACCCGGGCACGTCCCCAGGTGAACACCAGGTCGCCGAGTTGCTGCCTAAAGTCCCCTGGGTCGGCATAGGTGCCTGGATAGACCTGTCGCACGTCGTGGTGCACCTCCGGGTCGATCTGGGCATCCATGGTGTGCATCCAGTCGAACATGATGAACGGGTTGGCCACGTTGTTGGCCTGGGCCGACCGTTCCAAAGCCAGGAAGTCTGATGTGTTGGCGCCCTGCCAGCTCGGCGGTCCCTCGGCAAAGAAGGGCACGTCCCCCGGGAAGAACGGGAAGAACTGATAGCAGAACCCACCGTTAGGCCAGCGCGTGGCCCAGGTGCCATCCTGGCGGCGTCGGAAGGCTCGGACGGCTCCAGGACCAACGAACTGCCTGTCGGCGCTGCCATCGGGCAACTGCAGCAGCACCTGCACGGTCGAGGTGCCGCAGTTGTGGACACGCCAGCAGTCGTAACGCTGGTAGGTGTTCAGGATCCGGAAGTCGGTCAGGCCCTCGATGGCGATCTCGGCAACGGCCAGCCGGTGCTTGTGGATCCGACCAGGAGGCAGGGTGGGGTCGGAAGGCCCGAGGCTGCCGCGCACATAGGACGTGAGCCCGGATCCGGCCTGTGGATCCCAGCCGAGGTGCACGTCGTATTCGATGCCGGCCACCTCACGGCGCAACAGCTCGAAGCTGTAGTGGATCTTTCCGACGTCGCAGGTAAACGGATCTCCCGTGGTGGTGTGGTGGTCGACGTAGACCTGGCCGCCGGCCACATCAAGGTGCTTGTTCTCCAGCTTCGACAGCTCGATCCGGGCGGCCACCTGGTTGTGCTCGTCCCGGTAGGTGCCGATGCCGGGAATGCTCGGGCTGGGTACGGCGCCGTCGTCCTTGAGCCTGAGGGCGGTCTCCGGGTCGTTCCGGTAAACGTACCACACACCATACGGGAAGGGCGCCGACCATTGAGCGTATGGGTGGAATCTTGATTGAGCCCACAGAGGCCCCATGCCGTTCAGAGCCAGTTGGCACTTCTTGTCCAATCGGCTGTAAAGATTGTTCAGGTTGTAGGCCGTGAACATCTTGTCGAGCCTGCCAGTGGCGTAGGGCATGATCAGTAGAACCAGGACTCTTCAGCTGTCTGCACCGTGGTCGAGCCCACCGCGGTCTTCAGCGTCGTGCCATTGGCATTCTGCTCGACCCGTTGGCCAGGCCCAGCGACAAGCTGGACCCGGCGCACGGCCTCAATCAGTTGATTGATGGCCCGGGCATGGTCTGCCTTCAGGCCGCGCTCCGACAGCTTGGATGGCAGTTGTAAAGGCATGGTTTACAGCTCGCAGAACTGGGCGAAGATCTTCACCGGGCTGTTCGAGGCTTTGACGTACATCGTCGCATCGACCCATGGGATCAGCATAAACTGGCCGGCCGGGATCTGGAATGAATAGGGCGAGGAAGGCCCGATGGAGACCGGGTTGACCAGATCCAGGTTCACAATCAGCAGACGGTAGGGTGTGGCCAGGTCGGCGGTCAGATCCAAGGCCTCGTCGGTAGTGCCGACCACCTGCGTCTGCTGACCCATATCGGTGCCGGTCATGTTGGCCACCGTGGTGTACGACTGGGAATTGATCACGGCGCCGCCCTTGCTGGCGTACAGCCGGGCCGACATCTCGACTTCGTTTGCCATAGGGTTGGTCTTTTAGATCTCGCAGAAAGTAGCCTGGATGGTCACCGCGGAGGTGTTGGCCAGGAGGTACAGGGCAGCGCTGACGTAAGGCAGCAGCAGCGTCTCACCGGCCGGAATCCGCATGGTGTAGGTGCCAGAGACGAATCCGAGTTCAACGTAGTTGGTATTGTCCAGGTTGCTGATCAGCAGCTTGTAGGGGCTGGTGACATCGACCGGCACATCGAGAGTCTCGACGGTCAGGCCGATCACCTGGGTCTGAGAGCCCATATCGGTTCCGACCATGGTGGCGCTCTTGGTGTAGGTTACTGAGGGTAGGTAGGCTCCATTCTTGGAAGCGTACAGCCGGGCGGTCATTTGAATTTCGTCTGCCATAGAGGTGTGTCAGTTAAGGTTAGATGAAGGGATAGACCAATGTGTCGTAGGGGGCAAAAGTCCAAGCGATCACCTGTTCGACCTGGTTGGTCTTGGTGATCAGGCTGGTCGAATAGTTTGTCTGCTTCCAGCCCCAAACCGTTCCAAACGGCGCCAAGACCTGGCCGGTAGTTTGGTCGATAGGTGTTGGAGGAAGCATCGAGACCACCGAGAACGGAAGATTCCAGGCTGTGGCAAACGATTCCCTGGTGTAGACCGGAGGGATTCCGTTGGGAACTTGAGGCAGCCCGAGGTTGCCGCTGAAGGTTGCGATTCTTGTCAGACTGACCCGGGCTGTCGGGAATGTGTCCTGGCCGCGGTAAAGCATCTGCCAGACTTTGTTTGCCATCGGGAAAGTCGATGCATTCCCTAGGTTAGTCTCACTCTGGGAAAGCAGCTCACCGTTTTTGGCGGCTGTCTCGATCACCGTCTTGTAAAGGTTCGGGTTGCCTGTCGAATTGGCCTCCTTGTCGACAGCAGGCAAAGCGAACACCGACACATCGAGGTAATCAGTTCTGAACTCGTACCGGATATCGGCGATCTCACCCACCTGCGGGGCGGTCTGATCTTGAATGGGAAGGCCTGGGTCGAATGAGGTGCCGCCGATGGTGACGGTGGCCTCGGAGTACGGGCCGTCCTCTCGAATGCTGTATTTAGCGCCCAGGGCCACCCATTGGGCCGAGGCTATGCGAAGGGTGTCTTTGTCTCCCCGGAAAACCAGTTGAACCACCCGGCCGCTGCCGTTGTTGTCGTAGGCGCGGCTGACCTCGATGTAGTCAGTTGCTACAGGATACGGAATTGGTAGCCCTTGAATTGTTGCCATGTTATTCCTGCACAGCTTGAGCTGTTCTGCCGGTGTTTACTCGAACCGCCCTGGTCTCGTTGGTCATGATCTTGATCTGACCGACCATGGTGTTGACCCAGCCTGGGGCGGCTGGCTCGGTGAACATCGAGATCTCTTTTTTAACTCTGGCGTCCACGGTGCCAAGTCTTCCTTGGTTTACTAAAGGTAAAGCCTCGAACCTTTTTTTGTCATCAACCGTGTTCATGAACAGAGCTGGAATCACCGCATTTTGAACGTCTCTCAAATACTCTGGCAATCCACCTCCTCTTTCCATTGCGTTTAACAGGTTTGTCAGATCTTCAGTGTATGCTTCAAGGACTGACGCTGTTGGAGCTGTTGCAACAATCGACTGACGTTTTAATTCATCAAGCCTATCTGCGAGTTTTCCTATATCATCAATCTCCTGTTTGCTAATTAACTTAATCTCACCTTGCTCTGAGAGCTTAGAGATAGCTCCCGCAGCCTTAAAGGCTTTTTCTCCTAAAATACCAATCAACGCCGCTTGTGTTTGAGCACTTTTACCAGCTCTGTCATGTGATTCGCCCATTCTACGTATAATCTCAATGTTTGAAATGCTGTTTTTGTTAAGTTCAGCCACATTGAACCCAAGGGTTTGGAAGTATTCCCGGGCTTTGCCGCCCTCCTCAATAGCCTTTAGGCGCTCCTGGCTGACTTTAGTGATCGACTTGGCCATGGCCTCAAAGGAAACACCTGTCTGGCCTGCCAGCACCTGGAGGCGCTGCACGTCGTCGGTGCTTATGTTGAGCTGCTCCGACAGGTCGCCAATGGCGTCGGCTGTCTCAATCACCTTCGAGGCAAAGGCGCCGATGGCAGCCACCGATAGGGCGCCACCGAGTTGAGCCCCGACGCTCGACCGAAACTTGTCGGTCATGCTGGTGGCTCGTTTGAGGCCGCCCTCGAATGAGCTGCCATCGAGGCCCAGTTTTGCAATGAGTGAGAAGATGGCCATATCAGTTCCTGATTGTCTGGTGTTCTTGAGCGTAGCGCCAGAGGGCATCCTGCTCATTGCTCCACAGCTCGACCTGGCCGTTCATCTCGGCGTGCGTTAGGAACAGCCTTTCTGCATCAATGACAGGCATATTGATCACCGTGATCTCGTCGAAGCCGATGTTGACCAGGCCGACCAGGATCCGTTCCGGCCAAGGCATGGTTGCCGCACGCTGGCTAGATCCAGGACGGCGCAACACCTCCGGGCAGTCCGACTGGTTGGTGATCCATTCATGAACAGCTTCACACTCTTTGACCAGGTCGGCCTTCTTGACCTTCTGGCGCATGATCCGCAGCGGCAACCACCGCAGCCAGGATCGCATGGTCTTGACTGATTCATAGATCGGTTGGCTGCAAACAACAGCCACCTCGACCAGATCCTGAGCAGACGGGCTTCCACCACAGACGAACGGTGAACCCATCCGATGCAGCAACAAAGCATGGCCGACGCTAAACGGCACCAGCCGCAGCCCCATCACAATCGGACAGGGCTTCGACGTAGCGGTCAGGATGTCGGCGAGGCTGGTCACACGTTCAGGGCAATGGCGGCGCCGGTGGTCAGATTCTTGTATTTCTTGACCGTGATTGAGACCATAGCCTTGCCGGTCTGGGTCATCTTAACCGACCCGCCGCCGGCATAGATGAACCGGCCGGTGTTTAACACGTCGGTAACACCCATCATTTTAATGACCGGGGCGCCGGTGATTGAAACCGTGCCATTGACCGGAGCCAATGAGCAGAAGGCCAGGGCAGCCGCCGCATTAGCGCCAGATGGAATCAGGTTCAGGTTGAGTGTGATCCGCTCGTTGTAGCCGATGTGACCGACCACCTCGCCGGCACTATTCCGCACCTCTTCGGTGTCGGCCTCGTGTGTGACGTCGTAGCTTTCGATTGAAGCTAACGCGGTGAATATGGGGGTCGAGTTGTCGGTGTCCAACATGGTCACCGAGGCCGGTGAGCCAAACTGGTATGCGAGTCCTTGTGAATTGGCCATAGATGTCTTGGGTTAGAGGGTTGCGCTGCAGTAAAGGGTAAAGGTCCGGGTGAACGTCCTGGACCGATTAGAGATTGAGGCTGCCCCAAAGTCCAGAGGGGCTGCAAATTGGGCAGTAAACGGGCCGTTGGCGTCGTTTGATGGTGCATCCAGGGCAGAGGCCCCGGCGTCGTCAAAGAGCGGCAGGATCCGATTGTCGAGCACCTGGACGGTGGTCAGGACATCGGCCTCGTCGGTGTCGTCTGCCGAGAGTTGCAGCTCGACGGCGATCTCCAGCTCGCAGGTCAGGTCGGTGCGTTGGACAGGCCTGGCCGAGTTGGTCGAGACCACCAGGCGCGGGAAGTTGGGCATGACGTCCTGCTCGTCCGGATCGTCGTACAGGCCGCGGCTGTAGGATGTCAGGCAGGTCGGGGTGCCGGCGCCGGAGGCCGACCAGTCGGCGGCTGCCAGGTAGTCGGCCACGGCCTTCTCTGCTCTTAGGGCGACGGCGTTCATTTGATGGAGATCCCGTTATCTTCGAGCACTTTGCCTTTTTCCAAGAGAGCCTCGGTCATGTGGTTGATCAGCTCTGCTGTCTCGTCGTCCATGGCTCTCTGCATGGCGGTGTTGTAGATTTCAGATACCCGGTTGTATTGGTTGTCTGAGATGCCTGTTCTCATGGAAACGAATGCGTGCGGATTCCATCCAGGAACTGCCTGTAAACCATGGGCAACAGTGCCCTTGTGTATAGCCACATTCTCCTCGGGCAGGCCGTATTGGTTGGCCAATGAGACCAAGGCAGCGTTGGTCTTCTTAGGCTTCTTGTATCCTGCAGGCTTCGACAGAGGCTTCCATTTTGGACTCTGGAACTGAGTGAATCCTCGGTTGTAAATCCTGATTGATTTTACCACGGCCGACCTAAGGTAACCCACTGATCCGATTGCCTTCTTCATCAGCGCCGAGGCTGCCGCTTTCATGCGTTTGCCATAAAGACCATGCCCTCCGTTTAGGTTCTGGGTCGGGTTTTTTGCGGCCTTTGCTTGGGCAATTAGATGAACTCTTCTCAGTATTCTTGAGGTTCCTATGCGTTTGCCGGTCTTCTTGGACTTCCGGTTAATGTTTCCGGCAGGTGCTCCCAGATAGTCGGAGATCCGGCGCCGTTCTTGGCCTGGGCTCTTAGGCGGCACCAGGACGAACAGCCGGACCATCAGGTAGAAGAACCGGGAGTTGACTGCCTTGTGAAGGTCGCGGCTCGTCTGCAGCAGGTAGGCCTTCATTGCAGCGTCGAACTTGCTGCTGTCGACCGTCATGTTAACAACAGGCCTCACCGGGTCTTTGCTCCTAGTTCGAGGCTGTAGTAGGCGCCGGAGGCATCGACCCGGCAGGACAGGATCCGCAGGGTGCGTCCCTGGTAGACCAGCGTGCGGCCGACCACCGGCCTGGGTTTGCAGAAGGTCAGGGCGATGCGGTCGGTGTTTTCTTGGAGCAGATAGTAGCCGTCCTCCTTGAGAAGTCGGGAGAACTCGGTGCCCTGGTCGAGGGTGTACAGCGTGGTGTCCATCGTGACCAGGGTGCTGTCGAAGGTCTTCCAGTCGGAGAACTTGACCAGGATCCGGGATGCCACGTTGTCCTGGAAGCCACCGGGCACCGGGGTGTTGGCATCGGTGACCATGGCCGGGATGCACCGGATCGACGAGCCTTCCCAGATGAACATCGGCGCCCCCAGCATCTGCTGGAGCACCGTCATGCCCTGCTGGAGACTGGAGCCGATGATGGTCATTTAGGCGGTGAAGTAGGTGCCGGAGATCAGGATCCGGCTCGTAGCCTGGATCTGGCTGGCCATGCTGGTGATGTCGCCGGTCTCGTAGTGGTACAGGGCGGCGTAGGATGTACCACCGACAGCCTTGCCGATCACCGCGGTCTTCGCCTGGGTGGTGGCATTGTCGAGCCAGATGGCCAGCGCAGCGTCGTAGGATACAGGATCCGGCAGGCTGATCCGCAGGTCTCCGGTAGCAGAGCCGCTCACCGAGTTCACGGTGATGTCGACCGTGAACGTGGAGACAAAGCCTACCGAGGTGTGCCGCGCCGTGTTGATCGTGTAGCTGTAGGTGCGGCCACCGCCGGAATCGGTCAGCGTAGGCACCCAGGTGGCCGGGGCGGTCAGAGGCAGCTCGGCATAGACCTCGGTGAAGTTGTCGTTGATCTTCTGCCCGGCGCCGCGGAGCGTGTCCCCGGTGTTGTCGTTGGCGATGGTGCCGATGTTGATGATTTGCTGGGCCATATCAGTTCTTGGGCAAAACGTACCAGCCGGCAGGCAGCGTCACATTGGACGGCCCCACCAGCTTCTTGTTTGAATCGAATCCGTAGACGCTGGCCTTCACAGGCTTCGCGAGCATCACGGGATCACCGGAAGGGACCAGGACCACCTTGGTCATCTGGCAGCCCAGGAAGATCGGCAACACGAGCAGCCAGATCATCCTTGAGAGGCTTTGGAGCTTGGCCGTGTTGGACATCGGTGGGTGGGGTTGCTCGGATCCAGTCGAGGAATGCCAGGACGATCTGGTAGATCCAGTTCACTGCTTCGGAGTTTCGGCAGGCTTCTTTAGGTTGCTCTTGATGGACCAACCAACGCTGGCCAGTGACAGCAGAGCCCCGACCAGCTCGGTGATCTGCTCGGTGGAGGCAACGCCACGAGCGATGAGGAAACCGCCGGCGGCGGTCAGGCCGTGGCGGATGAGGGAGGCGATGTTGGGATTCATTTTCCGAAAAACAGTTTGTAGGTGCCGTAGGCCATGCATAGGAACCCCAGCACGGCGGTTCCTAGCTGGACCCACTGGGTGAGGATAGGAGCCAACGATGCAGCGGTCAGGCCAGCGGCTGCGCTGATGGCAACCGTGGCCGCATTGGTCGATGAATCGTGGTGCATTAAGACTACTCGGGCTTGTGTTGAGCGGCTGCGGTTTCGAGGAGTTCCACCAGAGGAAGG